ACTCTCAGGGAGTTCGCCAGAGACGATCGCGATAAGGCTGAGCGAATCACGAAGACTCGATTGGTGCGTCTCCAGAACACTCTCGCCGCGTTCCGAACCGAACTCCTGCCTGGAGTGGCCGCTGACAACTCAGTCACCCTTCAAAGAAAATGAGCTATCGACCAATCACCGACTTTTGGTTTTTAACCCGCGCGAAACTGAAGGGTGGGAAAAAATACTATGGCGCCTATCTTGGGGGATTTCCTGAACGAGCAAGACGCTTGATTGGTTGTTCAATCGAGGAGCCTCTCCTCCATGTGTGTGGCGGCATGGCCAAGTTCTACCCTTACGCCGGGGGATTTGGAAAATGGGATAAAACCATGGACGTGAATCCGGCCTGCGAAGCGGACTATGTTCATGACTGTAGGATTGATCTCTGGCCTTCGGGGATCGCGAACACCGTCGCCGCAAGCGTTCTCTATCCAGACAAACCATGGGGAGGAATCCTGATTGACCCTCCCTACAGCGAATCCGACGCAGAGCAGTACCCACCAGGGCGAGACATGTACCCGAATCCTCACAAGCTTGTTGAAACAGCGATCGGGGCAGTTCGTGTCGGAATAAAAATCGGGATCATTCATTACGTCGTGCCGCGCTGTCCAAAAAACGCGAAGTTTATCGCGTGCGTTGGGGTCGCGTGCGGTTTTGGAAATCGGCTGCGAGCTTATTCGGTTTTTGAAAGGCTTGAGTGATATGAGTGAGGAGGCTGAAAATTGGGACAGCGCACAGCCTGCGGACCTCAAGCGCACGCGCCGCGTCCGGAACGGCTCCGGGGCTGCTCCCGTTGATCGCCTCCCGCCGCATTCAATAGAGTGCGAAACGGCGGCGCTGGGCTGCATCCTCCTCTCACCAAAAGAGTGCATGGCGGAAGCGATCGAGGCTCTCCGCGACAACGGGCAGGAGTTCTACGATCTTCGTCACCTCACGATCTGGGACGCTCTGGTGGAGATGTACGATCGCGGCACAGTCATTGACGTGATCAGTCTCCAGCAGCAACTCAAAGACAAGGACATGCTTGAGCAGGTAGGGGGAATCGCCTACCTCTCAGCGCTTCCAGATTCAACTCCGTCCGCCTCCAACCTGAATTACTACCTCGGCGTAATCGTGGAGAAATTCATCCTCCGAAAAGCACTTCAAATCTCTGCTGAAATCGGCGAGCGCGTCTACAAATACGAGGGCGAAGTTGACGAATTGATGGATACGATCGAAGCGGACATGCTCAGCATCCGTGGAAGGCGTCAGGAAAATGATGTTAAGACGATCAAGACGCTTATTCGTGAGAACATTTCCACGATCGAGGACTATGTCCAGCGTCAGGGCGTCGTCACCGGAATCCCCACGGGATTTACAGACCTCGACAAGATGACTTCAGGGCTTCAAGCCTCGGAGATGATCGTCATCGCGGGCAGGCCCTCAATGGGTAAAACCTCGCTGGCGATGAACATCGCGGAATTCGTGTCGCTCGAAGCGAAGTTGCCAGTCGGAGTGTTCTCGCTGGAAATGTCGGCGCCGTCGCTCACGCTGCGTATGCTCTGCTCTCGGGCGCGCGTGAACCTGCGGAGCATCCGGGAGGGATTCCTCGCGGAGAGAGACGTTCCGCGACTCCGGACAGCCGCCGACCGTTTGATGAACGCCCCGATTTACTTAGACGACTCGGGGGCGCTCACGATTATGCAACTGCGTGCCAAAGCGCGCCGCATGGCCATGCAATACGACATCAAGCTCGCCGTGATCGACTACCTTCAACTCCTGAAATCGACCAACCGCAAGGTGAAGAGTCGACAGGAGGAAATCAGCGATATTTCCAGCGGGATCAAAGCGCTGGCGAAGGAACTGGGAATCCCGATCATCGTCATGAGCCAACTCAACCGGGAAATGGAGCGCGAAAAGAATCGCAAGCCCAGGTTGGCGGACCTCCGTGAGTCCGGCGCGATAGAGCAGGACGCGGATTTTGTGGGAATGCTGTACCGACCGAAATCTGACGACGAGGATTCTGAGGACGACTACAACGACGCCGTCGCGATGAACCTGCTCATTGCCAAGCAGCGCAACGGTCCAACCGGGGACGTGAATCTGACTTTCCTGAAATCGTTCACCAGGTTTGAAAGCGCGGCGAGGGTCTCCGACGAAGACGTTCCGCAGCAGACTCAATTTCCAACATGAAATTTTCCAGGGTCTGGGCAATGCCCAACAAGCACACGTTCGACATCAAACCGATCGGAGAGTTTGTGCGTGGCTATCTGTCCCAATCCAGGGTCTCAATCGACCCGTTTTCTTCAAACAAAAAGCTCTGCACCTACAATAACGACTTAGCGTTTGACGGGATCGACGCGGAGGAATTCTGTAAGCTAATTCATGATCAGAAAATTGTTGTCGATCTTGCATTATTCGACCCACCTTATAGCCCCAGACAAATGAGCGAGTGCTACAAATCAGTTGGCCTTGAGGTGGGTATGAAGCAAACCCAGAATGGTGCTCTTTACTCCAGAGTCAGGAACGCACTCCTACCGTGTTTATCAAGCGACTCGATTGTTTTGAGCTTCGGCTGGAATAGTGGCGGTATGGGCGAGAAGCATGGCTTTGAAATCATAGAGATCATGCTCTGCTGCCACGGAGGGGGACACAATGATACTATCTGCCTCGCTGAAAGGCGAGTTAGGTAGCCTCAGCGGGCTGCTCTTCCATTTCCTCAACGCATTTGTCGAGGGAATCGGCCTCGGATTCCAGATCGAACCCGCGAACCTGTTCGGCTATCTCCTTGCACTTGTCAACGGCTTCTTCCGGCGTGTCGCCCAGGGCAACAACCGAACCGATCTGTTTCATCTTCGCGATCTGGGGAATGAAAAAATCCACAATTCCGCCGTCGCCCTTCGTGTCGATACGGCAATGGTTGTAAATCTTCAAGTACTCCCGAATATCCTCGGGGAAGCGAATCGGTTGCCAGCGATCCAGAGCCCATTCTGAGCAGAGCAAAATCTGCGCTCCGAATTTCGCTTTCCACTTCGGTTCAACAAGCGTTCCCTCGGCTCCGTAGAAAAGAACCTCGTCGAGATTCTCCATCGCCTCCCACATGACTTCACCGGCAGGCGAAGCGTGGCGGCAGGTGAGATCAATCGGGATGTCGTTACGGAGTTCGCTGGAGAATGCGTTGCAGTAACCAAGCTCCTTCATCACGGGAGCAACTGCCTTGTTCACCGCGATCAATTCCGGTGGCAGATCATCGTAGTTTGAAACCTTCCCAAAGTAGGACTTGTCCTTTTGCTCGATGCCCCAGAAAGAGGATTTCGGGAACTGTCCAAACACCGAAAAACCGTCGTAGCCGATCTCCTTCGCGTCCGGAATGCTGGCCTCGATGATGAACGGCGTGAGGTATTGCAGTCCGCCATATTTCAAATCGAATTCATCAATCGCACCCTTCGCGTCGACGTAGTCTCTGGCGAACCACGTCTCGCCCAGGCCGCGAAATCCGGAGACCTTCACAAACCAGCCCTTGTCGCTGGGATTGTCCTGGAAGAATTTCCTCAGTGCGGCTGTGCCTTCAACGAGGTGGGACTCTCCAATTGGGACACCGGCTTTTTCCAATCGCTCTTTGGCTGTCCAGCGCGCCAGTTCAAGCTCGGCGCCTAAACCTGATCCCCAAACACGGTAGCCATGGTCTCGGAAATACTTCTGGAGCCAACCGTCGTGACAATCAGGGAAGCAAATCAAACTGAACTCGTCCACGACCTTGTCGAAGTATTTGATGCGCTCCACCCCTTTGAGTCCATGCCCAATCAGCAACTCCCGACCGTCAGAAAAGGAGGTCTCCCACGGAGAGAAGTAGCCGACGCGACCAAAAAACTTCGTGCAGAGTTCCGCGAGGCTCACAAAGAGCCCGTAGTCGTAAAACAAAATGCTATCGTTTTGCAGACTCACAGCGATCAGTTCTCAGACATCGGACTTTTCGGAGTCGCACCCTGCTTGACTCCGTTGATGAAGGTCTCCGCGACAGCCTGTCCAGTGCGGAGCTTCAAATCCGTCTGACTCTTCTCTTCGTTGTGCCGCTGCTGCTGCACAAACTTCTGTTCCTTGTGCTGCAACTGCTGCTTGGCTGTCGCGTCCTTGCCCTGGAGCTTCACCTTGAGAATTGCCATCTCGCTCTGAATCTTCGCCATGGCCTCCGGGTCCTGCTGCGCGCTGGCCTGCTTCGCGGCCTCCTGCTGACGCTGGGCGAAGGCCCGAACGTCGTTCATGATCTTGCCCAGCGTGTCGGCGTAAACCTTGACCCGAGCCTTTTCCTTCGGGTCCTGGGCGATGATCATAATGTGCTTGCCGATATACTTCGCGACGTTCTCCAGACCAACCAAATCCTCGGGTTTGCCGACGCCTCCAGTGGCCTTGATGCGTTCAACAACCTGCCCCATCATTCGCAGGAGCGTCTCGACGATCTCAATGTGGCTCATGCCCTCCTTGGGCTCCATGTCCGCGCCGAACATCAACGAGCCAAACGACTGCTGGGCGTGATCCACAGAATCCGTGACTTTCGACTTCGCATTGAGCGGCACCAGCCGCGCAGCCTTGCGAGCGTTGTTCGTAACCGCGAGGACGTAGTCGTGCTTGATCTCCTGCTGCGCGCCGGGATCGAACACATTGACGCGCTCCATTAGTTCGGTCGCTTCCGCCATTTCGAGCATCCGGTTTCCGTTTCCAAGGACCTGCTCGACTTCGACCTCCCAGCGCTCCGGGTCCAGATATTTCTCGTCCACGCCGTCGTTGATGCAGTCGCGCCGGAATTTCTTCACGTCGAAATCGTCAGAATTCTTAATGCCGAAACGACGGGCAATTTCCACGTCCGCGAAGTACTCCTGTCGGTAGGCTCGCCCGAGCATGGACGACATGAGGGAGCTAACCTGAGCGAGAAGGGCCTGCACCTCGTATTTGGTGCGCTCCTTCTGCGTCCCGCTGTCCACGTTCTGCGTGTACATCGAAGCAGTCTCGCCCACTCGCTGCTTTAAATTGGAAATGAGCCCTTGAACGAGCGGAGCCTGAACCTGATACCGCTCATCGGCTGTCACCATGTTTAATCCCTCGGGAAGCAATCCCACAATGCCCTGCAAAACCAACTTCGTCATGCGATCCCTGTCGGCGGGATCGTTCACGCGAAAGAGCATCATGAGTTGCTCGAAGACGTGCTGCGTGAACTGACAATTGAGCCGGTTCATGATCCAGACCAGATCGTAAACCAACCACGCGAGCGCTCGGATGGAATGATACTTGAACGGCGGCACGTTGTTGCCGTCGCCGAACTGGAAATGCACAAAGTTCCCCATGCTCTGAGCAAAGGGCCTCTTCGAAGCGTAGATGAAGCTCGCGGGATCGCTGAACGTCTTCCCAGACTGAACGTCCTTGTCGAGAATGAGCTTCCGATGCCAGCCCATTTTTGTGAGCTTCGTCGTCTCCTCCTCCAAGTGGTAGAAATCCCAAAACCAAATCATGGGAGCGGAGTCGGCGTCGTAGTAACAAGCGTTTTGTTTATACAACTCCGTCATCTGCTCCGGATTATTCGACCAGTCGTAATTCTGCTTATTCGTGTTGAGGTCCTTAAAATCGTTCAGCAATTTGCGAACGCTCTTGAGGTCCCAACCGGGATCAATGTTCTTTTTCTGCTTGGCGAACGTGCGCTTGAACAATTCCCCCGGCTTCATCCCTCGTCGGAAAGCGATGTACCGGCAATTATCCATCGTGAGATCGGTATCCGTTGGCAGGAGAATGTCCTGGATTCCCACGAACTGCGGGCGCCACTTGAATTCATCGAACCACACCTTTGCGCCAACGCCATGGAGCACGACCCCACCCCAAACGCAATCCTGCGTGTAGTAGTAAGCCGGACTGCGGCGCATGGTCTTGTTGATGCGATTGGTGATTTTGAAACCAGTGTCGCTCTGCTTGTCGACCGGCGCGTCCGGCACAGTCACTTTGAAAAAGTTCCCGGCCTTGCTGAATGCGTTCTCGTACTGGTTGCGCGCTTGATGCAGCAGGGTGCATCCCTGCTTGTCGTTGTAGTTGATCAGGATGTTGTTGTCCTGAGCTTCCTTTTGCGTCCACGGCGGCTCACCATTGAAAAAAGAGTTGAGGAGCGCGCGGTTTGGGGCGCGCGTGACCTCCGCATTCCTCATTGTGTCGATTACTGAGCCGACTTTATCCGGCGTTGAAAAGTTTATGGTACCTCGATTTCAGCGGGGAGTGGGGTTGATTGTTGCGGACTGGGCTCGTTGATCTCCGGGAGCAGCGATACCGGGGCAGAGCGCGCTCGCAGCAATGGCAAAAGCGAATGCGTTTTGTCCCGGTGGAAAATCACAGCCTCGGGCTTGATGAAGTCCAGCGTCAAAAAGTTCTTGGGAGAATCGGCATCACGGGCCTTCACAAACACAGGCGGCAGTTCCGGAAGGCCCCAGTAGTGTTGAATCAGTTTCGTGTCCGCAGACTTGGGGACTACCGCTTCAGCGCAACCAATGTCCCACGCGTCTTGACCGCTCCTCACGGACTGGAAGTTCTCGATTATCCCATAGCAGTCCGGGGGATAAATTGAACAACCCGTCAAATGAACCTTCGGAAGCTCGGGCTGTTTGTCCTGAGTGATCAGCGGTCCCATGAACCGCTTCGGGCAATCGCCATAAACATTCTCCAGTTGCTCCAGCCAATCAGGAACAAGCGGCACGCAATCCGGCTCCATCCAAAAGAAAGGCCAGCGGTATTGATCCTGAATCTGGTAGGCCACTTGCAGGAACATCTTATTGGGAGGCCAGCCGCCTTCTGTTACGGGGACCATCATCGCTTTAACGAAGTTGAACGTCGCCTTTGCCTCCCGCGCCATTTCTATTACTCTCTCGCTGGGAACCTCGTCGTCAGAGGCGAGTAGAATGGCTGCTGCCTTTGGCGTGTTGATCTCTGCCATCCACCGAATAATTTGCGCGGCGAGGTCAACGTCTTTTTTGCAGAAGGGAAGGACTACCAGGAGGGGTGTGCTCATATTGCGGGGCTGTTCTGTTCTGTGACGATCCAGCAAGCGGGTTGCTCCTGCCGGATTTTGTCGATCATGGGTTGCGGGGTTTCGGATAAAATGTGCTTCAACGGTACGTGAACTTTAGTCGGCAGGTGGCACCAGCAGAGTTCGCAAGTGTGTAGCTTGTCTTCACCTTCGACAGAGAGTTTGAGATTGTTCTTTTGCTCTGCAAGCAATCGGAGAAACTCGGCTGCCGCTTCAACAGGTCTGAAACCGGGGTTGTTAAATTGACAGGGAGTTCCGTTGTTGATCTGTGTGCACACATTGGCGCGGGCCTGGGAAATCTCGGGATAGACCGGAGTAAGCCCATCACCAAACCAACGGCGAATGATGCTCGCACCGTCAACCAACTGTCCAAGACGTTCGGCTGCACCCTGAACAGTTTCCCGGACGTGCTGGGCTGACACCTTGAAAAGTTTGACCGGCTGAAAGGTAAAAGTCTTTTTTTTTGACTGGACCCAGTTCGGGTCAAAGCCCAGCCGCTCGCACTGTGCGGCGTCGAGGTCTTCAGCGACTTCCTGGGCGGAAGCTCGGGGCAGACCATTGGCCTGCCTGACTCTCAGAATCTCGGTGACTGCCTCATTGAACGGGGACATTGACCGGAATCTGGCGAGGTCTTTGCCGTCGTTTCCCTTTTGGATGTACACCCATCCACCCGGAGGAAGTGTGGCGGTTGTTTTAAGTGGCATAGTTCAGACGCTTAGAGCCATAGAGCTTTTCCAACTTTCTCCTGCGTTCGTCAAGCCATTTGTCGCTATCGTTCTCGATCATGATCACGCCAAGCTTCTGCAAAATGAACCCACGACGGCGCGCTCCCTCGATCGCAGTAACAAGCCAGTCGTAGAGATCGGGGCTCACTTTCATCCTCTCGCGGGCCTTTTTGTCGTGTTTACTCTCCACAAAATACTTGTTCCCCGCCGCTGTGCCGTACTCGCGCTGACATCCCTCCCTCATAACATCCTCGGGCAATTCCCTCAACTGGTCGCTCTCGATCACGTAGCGGCTTGTCATCCAAAGCTCCGAAACAAAATCGTAGTAGTGCTCGTCACAGCGCTTGTGCCGACGTTGGCCAGTGTGTTCGTCCATTATGAAAAGATCATGACGAACGGGACGCTTGGTTGGCTTGCCTCCGAATTCAATCGGCACCGGGACAGAACTTCCAAAGACTCTCGCGAAGGCGGACCCCAATGTTCCGCGTCCGGTCGAGTCATAAAAGCCGTTCTCCACCAGAATGCCCTCCTGGTCCATGTCGCGCTTCACAAACTCTGCAATCTGGTCCTCTGGAATTTTGTCCGATCGAATGCTGACGGGAATAAGTTTCGGCGGATTCACCTTGATGATCTGTCGCCCCTCAAGATCGTTGCCGACTTCAATGGAGCCTCCAATACAGCGGTCCCCGCCAGTGCCAGAGTAAGCCGCATCCACAGCGTAATACTTTTTCCGCTCACCAGAGCCCCACACTGCTTTTTCAAGCGCATGGTGTTGAACGCACAGGTCGCGCGTGATCACCCGTCGCTCCAGTAAGCCGGTCTTCATCACTCCGACTGCCTGAGAATAATACTGCTGGGAATCCTTGCTCCAGAACGCCTCGACCTCGTCAATCGACTTGCGATTGATCATGTATGGGTAACGAGGTGGTTGATCCTGCGGGAAGTCGTTGTTGGGGGAATCAGTGCCGACAAAGTTGATGCAGCGGCCTCCAGGATATTTCGTGTCCCAAGTAGTCGTCTTCGTCGGTTCAGCCAAACTCGTCCAACCACTCTCGGGCTCGCAGATCATTCCGAGCGGGTCCATGGGGTCGATCGGGTTTCCCATGAACACACCCTTGAAGTCCGGATTGTTTTTCAAGTTCGACACGGAATCCAGAAAGGTGATGCCCATCAACTGGCACTCGTCAGCGAACAAGCGAACGCGCTTCTGTTTGATGCCGACATATTTCCCAAGCCCGACGTAGCGTCCGCTCTGCAAGCAGGGAATGCAGATGATCCCCCGCGTGAGGACGCGCGCTCGATCGTCTTCCTCGATGTCGTCCGTGGCGATCGCATGAATGGATTCAAGGACAGTGCCGGGGAGATAATCGAAGCGCTCCCGGCCACGGTTGTAGAGGTCCTTGATCTTCCCCCACACTCGAAGCTCCAGGCCGCGAACGTCGGTCGAGGAAACCAGCGTGCAAGTGTTTTCCGGGAAAACCCAATAGTCAGTCAGGGCGAATTTGGCCCCGGAGTACGTCTTGTTGGAACTGGCGGGACCCATCATGCCAGTGATCGTGTTTTGAATCTGCTCCTGCAACGAAAGTTCAGCCCAGCGATGCCAATCGTCTTCGGGCCAAATCAGCGTCATTGCGCGCTTGTAGTGTTCGAAAAGTCCCAAGCCGATTTCTCCACGTTCGCCCTGCCACTTCCCGCCCCGGCGAATCATGTAAAACTCTTTTTGGAGGTCGTCGGTTTCGGGGGTCCAGTCGAGACCGTACTTTGCTATTTTGTTTGACATCGGACTGCGGAAGAGGACTCTAATCTTGGCTTGACCCCGCAGCCAGAAAAATATGAGTACGCCAAAATCTTGCTGTGCCCCTTGCCCCGATGTTCCGACTGTAAATGTCCCCGGAGTTGAAGGTCCCCCCGGCACGGACGGCACGGACGGAACAAACGGACTTAATTCTTTCACGAACACCACTGCCGACTTCATTGTTCCGGGGCTCGGCGGCAACGTGACAATCAACGTCGCGGATTCCTCTTGGATGCTTCCAGGACAAACCGTCTTCATCACTGGCGCTGGTAACTTTACCGTAGTCTCCAAACCGACGACGACCAGCGCCACTCTGAACTATGACAACGTGGGAGCCAACACCGCGACTGGAAACACAATCAGCACCGGCGCGGGGGTCTCGCCCTCGGGAAAGATTCTGACGGCGCTGCCGCTGACTTCGAATTATCAATCGGGTGGATCGCAGGCCATGACGATCACCCCGGCTCAAGTCCTCAACGGAGCGATAACTCTGGCAGATGCGGGGACATATCTTCTTCTGGCAACTGGCCGATTTGATTTCAGCATCGCGACTTTCAACAGCGAGCAAATCCTGACGTTCAAACTTCGACGAACGAACAACACGCCCGGTGATATATCGAACGCACTCGCCCACTTCGATACCGGCCTGACAGTTCTGGTGAGCAAAACCATGGCAGTCATCCCGCTTCCCCCGGTGAGCTACACCGCGACGGCAGGAGACATCATTCAGCCGTTCGCCAGTCTCAACGGATTGCCCTACTCGGGAAGCTTGATCGCTGTCGAGGTGGGCGTCATGGCTGTTCGGATTTTCTGAGCATGGCCAAAGAAAAGGAAACGCCGACTTGGATTGACGGATTCACCCAACTTGACGCTGGGATGAATTCCGGAGTGGCCCCGCAGATTCTCCCGAGAAACCAAGCCGCGTTTGCAACCAACTGCACCTTCCG